GCACCCGAAAGAGTTGCACCAGCAATAGTTGGGCTTGTCAACGTAGTAGACCACGCTGTCGTACCTGTACCAGTATGCGTAAGCACAGCGTTCGTTGACGCTGAAGCAGCAGGCGAAGCACTAATACCGACTTTAGTTTCTAAAGCAATTAATGCAGTAGAAGCAGCACCGTGTACCTGATCATGCTCAAAACCCGATGCGTCTAAATCAGTAGTAGAGCCCGGAGTTACCTGCGTTGAAGTTGTATCAAGGGAAGTTGGGTAATTAGAACTTGGCATTATTGCTCCTACGGAACCAAATCAAGGGTAAAAATACCAGACGCATTCCACTGAATCTGGAATGTACCTGACGTTGTACTAAAATCTCCCCCAAAGTCTATGTATGCAATCAAACGATCGTCCGTAACCGTGTCATCATAAATAACTCCGGCTCGCACATTTGACAACGTAGAACTAGTCCACGAAACGTCGTCAGCATCCCATTTAATTGTGCCCGTTCCATCGGAACTGCTAGTCATAGCAACACTAGTAAGAGTTTCACCACCGGCTGAGTATCCAGTACCTGAAACTTCATTTGACACATCTGATTTATTTGTGTGAGTTTCAAAGTTCGGTGTATAAGAAGCTGTCACCAACATGCACTTAAACGTGTCATTATCCATGTCGAGAGCAAGGTCATTCTTTAAAGCCGCTTCAAAAGTCTCAACGTAAAGACCACTAGCCATTTGTATTACTCGTTCCTTGAATTGGTTTAGGCCTAATTGTTACATCACCGTTTGGTTTTTGCATTTTTTTTCTTTTTCCTTGCAGCCGCAGCAGCAGCTTTTCCTTTGGCGGTGTACGGGTATTTTTTTCCGTTTACTTTAGGCATATTTTAAATGATAGCAGAGGAAAATGGAGGGGCCGGGGAAAGGGGGAAAACCCGACCCCTCCAAACCTCTATGGACTAACTATCAGGTGTTAGCTCCAATAGTGGAAGCTGCTTCCACACGCTGCATGCATTCTTCACGGAAGATGCCATAACCAGCAAGGTGGTACCAGCCAATTGGGTTGAACCGACGCAAAGTATCAGTCACAGGACCAACAACAATGCTTGGCTCAGGTCCAAATCCGGGTGCACGGCTGAATGCTTTTGCAACAGCTTGACGACCGCAGATAAGGGTTTGGTAAACATCAACGTTACCGGAACCACCGTCGGCAATTAGACCTGCACGAGGGTTCTCAATGTATTCGATGCCGTTGAAAGTACCAATTGAACCTGCACGGATTGGTGCTCCGTCTTGGTACAGTTGGTAATTAATAACGTCAGTTACCGCTGTGTCTCCACGAAGATCGTAAGAAACATCAGGGTGAATGATCGCCATGTAGTTGCCGTTGTCCCAACCCGGTGCGTTACGAGTACGAAGCTGTGCAACAGCTTTACGTCCTTCAGCAGCACTGTAGTTATCAGAAGCTGTAATAGCGCCACGGCTTGTTTGACCGACATGCGTTACATTGGTGCCGCCGTTAGCGACATCAGAAACGATTTTGTCCATCGAGTCAGCCATGTTGTAACCAACAATGTTGGCCGCATCAGCATCTACGTTGAGGAACGATGTTCCACGCACCTTAGCGGTGGTGATGACAGCGTTACCGTACTCTGCAAGAGTTACGGTTACTGCGCTGTCTGTCAACGCAACAGCAGTTACATCAGAACCTTCAGTAAGGGCTGATGTTGCCTGTGCCATGTCAGCGTAGAACGTGAATTGTACGCCAGAACCGTTGTGGCTCTGAGCGGTGGACCTGACATCAGCGACCATTTCGAACAAAGGCTGCGAACGCAAAGCAAAGTACGCAACCTGATCAAACGCCGTTTTTACCTGATCGTCAAGTGTGGAGGTGGTTGTATATGCCACTTGAAATCCTTAAAGTCGGACTCCAATGACTAGGAAATTAGGAAGTTGCACCCCATAAAATGCCTTCAGATTCCATTAAAGCACGCAATTCATCTTGATTAGTTGTTGCTTTAATTCGGTCTTCTAGGTCGGGTGAAACAACTGGCTCTCCGCCTTCACCGGCTGCTTGGATACGCTGTTCCACTGCTAAAGCATCATTCATTACGCTTGGTTGAGGCATAGGTGAATCTTCACCTATAAAACCTGCTGCCATAGCTTCCTGCCGGATAGCTTCAGCATCAAGTTCACCATCATAACCTTTAACGAAATACTTGACACGAGCATCATCAGGGTCGAGCCCTGCTGAACGGAACGTATCCCGACGTTGATAAGATTCAAGTTGCGCTGCCATAGACGCTGCTTCTTGTTCAGCTTCTTTAGCTCGATTCTCTAAATCTCGTCGCCAATTCGGTTTCGATTCAGTTGAACTGCCAGAACTTTCACTGTTGTCAGTGGAGTTAGTTTCTGTCATATGTCACTCACCTGCCTATACGCATCCTCAGCGGTGGTACCTCGGATGGAGGTGCTGCACGGCTCACCCCGAAAGGGCCAAACAACATTTATATTTATAGTCTTTTAATGTGCACAATGCAAGTTTTAAGTAGCTTCACCCATACCGGTTATCCCAGCAGTTGAAGCCATCATCCCAGCTTTTCCAGCAAAAGAAGCTACTCGGCCTTCTCTTCTTTGTTGTAATGCCTCTGCACTTGCCGCATCAAGATTAAATGCACCACGAGTCAAAGTACCACCACTCATTGCTTCTTCTCCAAGAAGATTGCTAGTAAGCCCCCGCAAAGGAGTCAAAGTTGAAGCAATTTCTCTTTCTTGAACATTAGCTCGACCAAGTAATTTACCAACATCTTGTCGAACAATGTCAGCAGTACGTGTATTCAACACTTGATCTGCTCGTACAGCTAATCCTAAATCAGATAATTCTCGTCGAGCAGCAACAATATTTTGTGTTTTAGTGTCGTCTAAATAAAGAGCAGTAATATCGCCTTCAGCGAAATCATACATATCCCGTAACATTCTAACTGTTTCTGGATCTGCTTGATTTTTTGCTCGTTCTGCCGAAACAACTCTTGCTTGCCATTCAGAAGCAGAAACATCGTTAGCAATTAATTCTGTAACTGCGGCTTTGTCTACAAACCCATCAGGTATTCCTGCTGCACTTGCTATTTGTTGAAAATTACTTTCAAGACCTATGTATTCAGTTTCTGATAAAAACCCTAAACCTTGTTGCAAACGTAACTGTTGTGCAGGAAAACGCACATTGTATTCTGGTTGCATTCGCAATTGTGGAAGAATCATTGACGCAGGGACATCATCCATAATCATGTCGTACACAAACGGCATCATTTGACCAAGACCAAAAAAACTTAAATACTCTGCTGCCATACCAGCGGCAGTTAAATTTTCTTCACGTTGCCCAAATTCAGCAGGCACATCAGCTAGTTGCCATGTACCTTGACGAAAATCAAATGGTTCTGTTGACCTGTAAGGGTTATTCCAACCCATAGGATCTGGTGATTGAGGATTGTAAGCAAAACCCTCATTTAAATCATCAGTCATTGCGTTAGGATTTACAAAAAACTGATCTGCAATTTCTTCAAAAACTGCTTCTTCGTTAGGAAGTCCAGTTGCAGGTGGAACAAAACTGTCAGAAAAAGTATCGTCAGTATCTCCACCTGTATCAATAACTGGAGTATCTCCACCTGTATCAAGATTTGGTTGTGAACTTTCAGTTGGAGTTTCTGGTAAAGCAAAAAACGGTTCTTGCTCAGGATAATCTACGCCTAAAGATGCTGCATCAGTTAATGCAGGCACATTGACAGCAGGATTTTGTACTCCTAATCCTTCAGGATCAAGAATTTGTGGACCAATAGCATTAATAACCGCTGCTGTTAAAGGACCAACAACCCCATCTGGAGACAAACCGTGTGCTTGTTGAAAACCTTTAACTGCGCTTTCAGTACGAGGACCAAATTTACCGTCCCATTCTTCAGGAGATTGAGGAAACAATATTTGTTGTAATTGCAAAACAACATCATTGTCACTACCTCGACGAAGCGTTTCTTTTGTAGCCATTACGGTGTTGCTCCCATTCCTGCACCTAAGTAATTAAGAAGTTGACCCATTTCAGCTAACGCATAGCCACTTTGTTGGTACTCTCCGCTACGTTTAATAGCTAATTTAAATTCTTGAACTGTAAGAGGTCGATCTTGTTTAGGCGTAATATTTTCTGGTCTACCAAACGGATCTAAAGCTTGGTATTCGCCCGGAGTTTCTAGATCTCCCATTTGTATTTGATCTAACGAATTGCCCCCACGTTGTCTGTAATAAAACAAGTCAGTTAAATCACCATTTAAAGCAGCTTGCCCCATTGAATAATCTCGGCCATTCCATTCAGCAGAACGCCCTAACATTCGTTGCATTATCGGATCGTATTGATTTAAAAACTCTATTGTGTTGCCGCCTGCATCATAAAAGTCAGCTAAATAAGGATAAAGCAAACGAGCTTTTTCTCGAAAAACTTGATCAATATTTTGTACTGGAACTTCCCCAGTAAAAACACGTTTTGCTAATGCACGTTCTTCTGAAGGTGTCATCGAAATTAAATAAGTATTTGCAGATGTTCGCATAGCTGATTTTATGTTTGCGATATTGCCAGCAGGTGATGTTGCTGTTGAAAAGAAAACATCGCCTTGGCTACTTTTTTCACCGTCAACTACTTCACCACTAAAAAATCTAATGAATTTGTTTTCATCCCAGTCATGGAAATATCCAAGTTTTGCTGCTTCCCATAACGCTTGGTCTGGAGCTTCAAATCCTTCTCTTGCCATAAGCTTTTGCAAAGTATCATAGTAAGGCTGTACTTTGCCTTTTCGAGCACCAGTCCATGCTTCTTCGCCTGCGCCCATTCCTTGTGAATACCATTCAGCAATTCGTGTCCGAACAGTTGAAGGCGTATTTTGGTACCAAGCTGTGCGTGGAAGCCAAGTATCGATCCATTGAGCAATTATTTCAGGAGGTTCATCGCCTCTAAGAGATGATTCCATATATGAAACAAAGTCATATTCTTGTCCAGTTCTAGGATCAAAAACTCTTGCGTCAGATCTACCTCGAAGAAAACCAAGAGATCCAGCTACTTCACCTGTGCCGAATCTACCGGGGCTAACAAAACCATCATTGTCGCGAAATAATGCGGCATCTCCAGCAACCCAAGGATCAAAACCTTCTGGGTTACCGCCTACAAATGTGTCTCTTAATGTTTTTTCTTCTTCTTCTTCAGACCCAAATTGTTCAGAATCATTAGGGTCAGTAGATATTTCAAATGCGTTATCATCTCCGCCAATATATGAATCTGTTTCTTCAATATATGTTCCGATTGGCAGACCAACATTTTCCCAATTAACAGGGCCACCACCGGGAACAAACGAAGCAGGTTCTCCCATTATTGATTCATAATCTGGGTATTCGTACTCTCCCGGTTCAAATTGTCCAGAAATATTAGGATCAACAGGAGTCCCCGGCTTTAACCGCCAAAAACCGTTAGCGTCTTGCTCTGCTACTTCTCGTGTTTTTGAGCCAGCTATTCCATCAACGTCGAGCCCTGCCATTAACTGCACAAGCCCAATGTTTGCTTTAGATTCACCAACTATAAGAGGATCAGTCCACGTTTTACGTCTTAACGTATCCCAACGAGTTTCGTTTCTATTCCAAGAATCAGGCAAAACTGAATTAGCTACATCAAAAGCTCTAGTTGTTCTTGCTTCCCAATTTGCGCTTTGATAAGCCGACCAATGATTAAAAACGCCACCTCTACCGCTTCGTTGTTTACGAACAGCACCCTTACTAGTTTTTAAAAACGCAGAAAGCGTTACTGCTAACGCTTTCATATTGCCCTCTAAAGAATTAAACGCTTGGCCTTTTGATTCGTAACCCGGTCGTTCCCAAATTACGTCACCTATAGAACCACCTCTTGCTGTTGGATCTCGATTTATTTGAAATATCCCCCACGAATCTTCAACCCCAAGATTTTTGTTTCTGCCATTTAAAGCGATACGTCCGGTACTCCAAGGATGACCGTTTTCTCCATAAGCAATAGCTAAAAGATCTGTTAAATCTTTTCCTCTAACACCAATGTTGTAAAGGGCTATAGCTACTTGTGTTTCAGGAACTGTAGAAGCTTCACTCCAATTTTCGTTTCTATCAACAAACCTAGCCATAACTAGCCTCTCGCCAAATATGCTGTCAAAACTCTGTTTAATACATTGCCTTGATTAAATTTAAGTTCTTCTTCGCTAGCACCTGCACGTAACCCTGATTCAACACCTGCTGCAAGTTCCCCAAACCTAACTCCACCCGGTTTCAAATTCGAAGGACTTTCATTAATTTCAGTTGCAAGATTTAAACCCATACGAATAAGACTTGGATCTGCTGCTCTGCCAAGGTTACGCCACGACCATTCATTAACTGTTTGTGTAATTGATTCAGTTGGGACTGAAGCAAGATACCCGGCAGTTATTCGAGCTTGACGAATAAACGATTCAAAATCGTCTATTTGAGCTTCTTCAGTATCGAACATCCCACCGGGACGCCCTAACATAGGAATAAATTTGCCTCGGGCTTCGCCTTCGATACCTGTTTCTTCTAAGTTTGTTGGGTCAGCAACACCAAAAACATCTTGTAATTCTCGACCGTAATCGTCTGCTGCTTTTGTTAAAGCAAGTCTTACAGCATCATCAGTAAACACTTGGTCAGGGTCAAGCAACCATTGCACTCCTTGTGCAGATTGTTCATCCATAAACCCTAACGCTAAAAGACTCATAGCGAATTGTCGTTGTTGATCTGGTTGTAACGCTTCATAATACGCAAGAGCGTCATCTATACCGAAAACAAATTCGCCTTCTTCAATTTGGACTTCTGCTTCAGGCCCCCATGCTTCTAAACCTTGTGGAGTGTCTTCATCCGGAGCTAGCAATTGGTAATCTACACGCTCCATTTCTCCAATAGCATCTTGTGCATAACCCATTGACTGTGCTCTTTGAGCAGAAATAGGAACCATTATTGATGCATAACGAGCATTCATAGCACCAAGAGCACGACCCGCTGAACTGTCAAAAGGCGGTGTAAGAAGATCATTAACTCGTTGATCGTCCCAATCAGGATTTGCTTTTTTGATTTGTTCAGCAGTTAAAGTTTTATAGCTAGGGGTTTCGGCAAATAAGCCTCGTTCTGTCAAACTAAGATTGCCGTAGAAAAGTGGCATTCGTTCGCCTAAAACATTACCCATATCGTAAAGATCAATAATCATGTCAAAGTCACCGGGGTAAGCCAGTTCTTCTGTCATTTCTAATTTTTGATCTTCAGTTAAACGTTCAAAACCTTCTAATTGTTTTTGTATTTCTTTTATTTCTTGACGAGCAAGTTTTGACTCTTCGCCTTCTTGCATCCGACTAGCACCAAATCCAAGAATGCTTACAGGAAACGGAGCGGCCATTAAAAGATCATTGATACCCGGTATCATATTGCCGGGTTGAAATCCTCTAGGGTCAACATTTGATCTATAAGGCGGAATGCCTTGGGTTACTTGGGCATACTCTAATATTTCTGGATCATCAGATGCTTGGATCATTAAATCAGCTAATTCAGCGGTAGAACCACCTAAAGATAATGCGTCAAAAAGTGCCCGTGACATTGGGCTAACAGCAGCAGGACCTTCGTATGTTTCTGAGTATCTCAATGCTTTTGAACGTTGCTTTGCAGCAGAATTTGGGTTGTCTTCGTCAGCCATCAGGTCAACTCTTTATTGCGATTCATCATAGGGAAATTCCAAGGAAAATTAGTAGGTACAACTGATTCAATTTTGCTGAAGTAACGATCGTAAATATCTACGAAATCAGGTCGTAAACGCAATTCTATTACACCTTCATGCCAACTGCGTTTAAGGTCTACGTTCCCTTCATAACTAAGTTTTAAAAATTCAAGATTGCCGCTATCTTCTGCTCTTGCTTTCATAGAAGATGCAACTGAATCATGTAAATCAACAAAGCGTTGAACAAACGGCCATTCTGGTCTGTAATCAAACGTTGGATCAGAAATTACTTCTCTGAATCCTTGCATTATGCGTGCTGCTGTATACGGGTTATTTGGTGCTAAATACTCTCGGTACCAAGCAGGGTTTTCTTGCCCGTTAGCTACTGCCGCTGCTCGTCGGAATTGAAGAAGTTCTGGATGGGCTTGTATATCTCCAGATTCACCTAACCGCATTTTTGCATTTAATTCATCAGTAATGTGATCTGTAACTTCGTTCCACGTTTTCCAACCACGAGTTTGTTGAGCGCCTTCATAAATATCTCTAGGCGTTAAATTAATTCGGCGTCCTTCTTCTAACTCTTTCATTTGAGTTGCTTTACTAAAGTTAAATCGAACATCTGCTGCGCCAACACGTCCAATAATAAACCCACCAATTTCAGGCCAAGCGTCAGATAATTCTTTGTGTCGTAAATATCCTCTTTGTCCTTCTAACGTTGCTGTAGCTACACCTGCTGCTGCTGTTTGACGGCCAGTTACAACCCAAAGATCTGCATGGTTATGTAATAACCATGTGTCTGCTGCATCAACACCGTTTTCTTTTAAGACTTCGTGGTATTCCTCAATGATTGACCAATGAGGTGATTGCATTCTGAATGAGAAAGGAAGATTTAAAGCACCAAAAGCACGAATCATCAAAACTTGATTTGTGCGGCGTGCTACTTCGTCTTCAAAAACACCCCAGTCGTATTCATTATCAATAGTGTCGCCACCTGCTTCATACTCGGCAGCAAGATCCATTGTGATACGCAACATTGTTTTTGCACGTTCAGGAGTATCTAATCCAAGACCTCCTGTGTAAGAACCTGCTACTGCTCGTTGCCATGGAGATGTAGAAGCTGAAATAAATCTGGAAAGAGATCTTTGTCCTTCATAAACTCCGAAAGGAAGTATCCATCCAACTGCATCTTCAAGTTCTGGATTAGCTATTACTGCTTCAGAAACCGGGTAACTAATAAGTGGCCCAACTCCGGGTAATCCACCAATCATTGAAGCTGATTTAACGTTTAGATTTACAGCAGTATCTGCAAGAATTGATGCTTTGCCAAATAGCTTTACGTTTGCTCCATATTGCCATTCATATTTTAAAATATCTGGCAAACGGAATACTGAAAGTTTTGTACCTTCGTCATCTTCTGCGTCTAACAAACGCCAGTTACGAACTACTTGGGCAATCATTAAAGGATTGTCAACCGCTATACCGCTCCATCGGGTAACAACTTCTTGCCACGCTCCAACGAACGGCATTAAGTTTGAAACTATTTCTTCAAACCTGCCTCGTTCAGCAAGATCATAAAGAAGATCTTTTGTTTCTGACATAGCAACTACACGGGCTCGATCTTCTATTTGCTTTACTGTTTTGCCTGTCAATCTAAAATTGTTAGGAGTATTTTCAAGACCGCCAAGTTGACGTGCTACTTCTCGCTGGTAGACAGCGTTAAACACGGTGCTTCTAGTTAAAGCATCGGTTGGCATTGTGCCTATATTTTCAAATGCGTTATCAAGCCAACCCATAACTCGTACTTGTAATACTTTTTTATCAACAATGTCTTGGAAAGAAGCATCTGCTACTACTTTTCCAAAGTCGTTTGTATTTGCAGCTTGACGTACTTCTTCTACGTTGCCATTAAATCGTTTTTCGATAACTGGAACTATGTCTCTTACCCAATCGATTTGTCCGCCAGTTGCTGCTTTTTTACGTAAGTGTGCAAACTCAGGAAGATTAGGTATGTAAGCATTTGCTTCAATACGTATTTTTTCAATGTGATTACGCAGTGATTCTGGATTTGCTAGTTCATCTCCGAAAGCATCTCTTACAACTCTGCCTTCGTTTTGCATAAATCTAAATATTTCTTCGTCTGTTTTGCCTTCCCAAAACAACCGCATAAATTTTTGAAATGGTCCGTTTGCATCACCTTTAGGTAACCATTGTCTATTAACTGTGTCGTTATACGCTTTAGCAAAAACAGGCCGTTGTTGCGTATCCATTACATCGTATTGTTCACGAGAACGTTGCCGGTTTGTGCGGCGTTGAACAACTGATGTGCCATCCCAAATTTGACGCATTGAATTGTCTGAAGAAATTGCGTTTTTGTAAATAGATACGTCTGTTGGGGTATTTCCAAAAGCATTTTCTACTGAATAACCACCAACATAAAAGTTGTTGTATCCGCTTTCAGCAGCTAACAAACCGACTTTATCGAAATTGTCGTAAAGATCTCTGTTAGATGCTTTAAGTTTGTCTTTTAACATTTGTTCGTGAACAGTAAGATTTTCAGCTTGTGTTTCTAAAAGACGAGTAGCTGTTTGTAGTTCTTCTGCTTCTTGTCCTAACCGACGTGCAGTAGCAACATCATCTGGATCAAGTTCTGATACTTGTTTGCGAAGGTTGTCTATTTCTGCTCGGAGATCACCGTGAGCTACTTGGCGTAAAGCAAACATTTGATTTGCGTTAATTTCAGATCTTGCTACACGTTGCAATGTGTTTCGTGCCTGCAAATAATAAAGACCTGCAAATGACATAGCCCCAACAGGACCAGCAAGTAACAAACCAAGCCCTGTTGTTAAAGCTGTTCGTTTAAAGATTCGTTTAGCACCGTATTCACGAGCAATAACTTCTTCAACAAGTTCTTGGGTGCTTCTAGTAGTGTTACCCGCTGCTTCAGCTTTGTTCCATGATTGCAAAATTTCGTTGTAATCGTCAGGAGCTAATTCCCAAGGACCGTCTTCCCATTCTTTCCAGCGTTTAGGAAGAAATTCTGCTGGTTGCATAGTTGCAGAAATTGGGCCTAAAGCTGCTACTTCGTCAGCACGTTGCCCTGCCATAAGTTCTGACAACATTTCTTGCATTATTGGATCGCCAACATCAATTCCGTGTTTACGGAACCATGCGACTCTAAGGTCGTTCATTCCTGAAGCTAAACCTTGAATTGTTGCTTGCGCTCCAATTGTTGCGGCAGAACGTGCAGCTTCGTCAATGATGACTCGCAAAGGCCAAGCTGGACGTAACAAAACTGACCGTGACCATACTGACGTAAAAGCTGTAGATACTTTTTGTGCTGCTCCTAATGTCGCACGAGCCCCTGCTTTACCTGCTATTGCAGCATCTTGCATAGCTTTTTGGAATTTAGTTGTAGGCACTGTACCCGGAACATCACCAAATGCTTGTTGGTAAAGATCGTAACGAGGAACTAACGATGCTTCTCTTAACTGGGCTGGTGTTAGCGGAAGATACCGTCGGTCAATTACTCCGTCACTTGCGTGATCGACAATTGTGTAATCTGAGTTTGAATAACGTCGATCTACTCGTGCTTTTTCACGCAAAGTATCTTGTGCCCGTCCCCATTGACGTTGCAAAACACTAGTCATTTCACGCATGTTGTCTGTGATTGCGGTTTTGCCATGGAAAAGAGTTACTAATCCTTGGTTTAAACCTTGAACTGTTGAATCAAAAAACTCTCGTTTTTCTCGTTGAGTTTTTAAATCAGTGAATCGTCCTAAAACTGCGTCTATATCTCTACCTGTGTGTGTTACAAGATCTACTCCGTCATACACAACATTTTGTGCATCTCGAAGCATTCGTTCAAATGTAATTACTTGTTGTGCTGGGTCATCCCAGTTCATTAATTGATGCGGGATTTTTTCTACAATTGCTCGAACAATCATGTTGTTGCCAACTGATTGACCAAACTTTGATTGAGAAATAAATGTTTTTGCAGCTATTCCGCTTTTAGACATTTCGCCAATTTGTGGAAGCGGATCTAAAATATTGATTTGATTTTCAATTAAAATTTCGTTAGCAGCGGCTGTAACAAGGTCGCTGTCTGCGTTTGTCATTTCATCGAAATTATTTAAACCAGCATGTTCGCCACGGTTTGACACGTATTGTGCCATAGTCCGCAACCGTTCTTGTTTCATAATTAAGGCAGCAGCAAACGGCATTGAAGCGTATTCGTTTATAAACAGTTCGCTTTCAATTTCTCTTTGTCGTTGCTTTAACCTTTGTTCTATAAGATTTTTATTTTCGATAATGTCATCAACGGTCAGCGTCGTATCCGCAGTTAATGGTGTTGGTTTTGTTGTGTCCATAACGCTTGCAGGGTCTAACCGTTCACCCATTAGTTCTGGGTATTCTTCAAAAAGAATTGCGGTATCACCTGCTTCGTCGCTAAGTCCAAAAGCAATGCGTTCTTCAAGTTGGTCTAAATGTTTTAGTTCATCACCGACTTCTAAAAGTTCTGCGTAAAGACCGCCTTCTAAAGTTGATCTAACCCAGTCAGTAGCAATGTTTCGCATATCATCAAGAGCTTGTACATCACCAAGTTGTATGCGGATTAAATAATCAAAAGCTTGGTCCATCTTGTTAATGTCAAGACCGCCAGATAAAACAGCGTAAGATTTTGCTTGGTCTATCGTAAAGTTTTTAAAACCTCGACCAAGATTGCCTTTCCGAGCAGCTTTCCAAATTTGTATTGATAATTTGTTTATTAAACTTTCGTCAGATTTAGTGAACCCCTGTCCTTTCCGAAATTGTTCACTTAACCCGTCAACTTGAATACTTAAATCATTAATTGCTTCTTTAAAGTTTCTGTAGCCAGTTGTATCTAAAACTGCTTGATAGTTTCCTTCAGCTACAAGCGCTTTCATTTTTTGGATGTTGGAAGCTTTTGCTCCTCTAACAGCCATGCCTGCGATATTCGAAGGATCTAAATACCATTGCATTGCAGCATCAGCAATGCCAGACATAATTTTGTATTGAGCAGTGCCTTCAACACGTTCTACTTCTGTCGGATCTAAAATGTTTGTCCGATTAACCATTAAAGCTAAAGCTTGTCCAGAACTTCGCCCGCCACCTTCACCTTCAGGAAGCCACGAAGCAAATTCATCACCAAGAATTTGACCGTACTGAGCTACACCAAGAATTTCGTTTACTTGTTGCCATACTCGTGGGTCAAGATAGTTAAGAACAAAACCGTCCATAAGACCGGCATTAGCTAAAGTAATAGCTACAGCTATAGGCCGATCTACACCGTATTCGTAAACAGTGTCTATAGCGTCAAACGCTGCGTTAAATATTGGACGGCCACCTGTACGTAATGCGCCGGGTCCTGCCATCCACCAAGGATCTGTTTCTGAATCGTATTCAGGTAACCCGCCAATTATTTGGCCGCCTACACCTTCAGGCCCAAAAAGACTTTGTAAAACGCCGCCTTCGCCTAAAACATTGTCATTCCATGAACCCCAAATAGTGCCTGCTACACCATCATATTCATCTTCGTCGTCGTAAACGCCTTTGACAATATCTGTGAATAGTTCAACGCCTGAAGCTGTTGCTTGAAACGCCGCATTAGCGATGCCTGATGCTCGGCTAGGTATCCCCATAATTACCAGTTTCTGGTGCAATTGATTCTCGTGGCATTTGCAAAGCTACACGTTCCATTTGTCGTATAGCTCTGCGAGTAGCTGAAGAAGAATAATCAGACGAAGCTAAAGGCAAAAGTACTGGAAGTATTTGCAAAAAGTTCCGTGCTCTATCTACTGTTACCCCGGATGCAGGAGGTTGTTGCATTGCAGGTTCAGTAATTGATTCTTCAGGTCGCATACTAGGACCAAAAGCTGGTGGAGTATCCGCAGGAGAAATTGATGCTGGTCTTCCCATTGCTGATACGTCTTCTGGCAAAGGCATCATTTCTTGTGCTTGTAATTGTTCTTTTGCTGCACCGTATTCTTGTCCAGTTGCAGCTTGCGGAGCTTGTTTTCTTGGTCTAACCATTAGAGCGCACCAATAAGTTCTTCAAGAGAAGGTGCCATTGCTTCATCTCCCGGTAAAGGTTCAGCAGGCATAGACTCTGCTCCCATGCCGGGAAGAGCTAATCCGGGTTGAGCTTCAGGAGCTAACGGATCTACCATTTCGGCTTGTCGTTCTTGGGCTTCTTTTTGTACTTTTTCTACAGCGCCAGCAAGTTCCATTTGATCATTAGTTACAAGATCCATAATGCGAGCCAAATCTGCTGGAGGAATAATTCCTTCTGCTGCTTGTTGTTGCACAGAAGAAAGAAGAGCTTGTTCTAACTGCTCTCCTATTACTGTGTCGTGTTCAAATTCTGGATCGTCAACGAGCGGGTCAATCGCCATGAACGAATGCTTCGACATAGTGCCCATACCAACACGTTGCCCACCCCCAATAACAAGATTATTAATATCAGCCCCCGGATGCGAGTAAGAAACAACATTATCAGTAGAGTCAAAGTTTTCGTTCGGGCGGTAATCTACACGGCCTTTTACATTTTTAGTACTAACGTAAAAACTGCGTGGTCGATTACCTGCGTATGCTTTTGCCATATCGATGGCAACTTTATTTTCTTCTTGAAGAGAACGAGCCATAATCCGTTGTGCTTCTTGAACTGTAAAATCAACTACGGCTGATAGCACAGCGTCCCCCCGGCGACCGGTCCGAATATTTGATGTTGATTCGCCACCAAATTCTTGCGGTATACCAGCAGTTAAACGTTGCGCTCGTTCAAGTCTGTCAATTGCAGGGTTAGTCATATAACCGGGCTGCATTTGCATATCTCGTAAATCGCCACCACGAACTACACCAACTTCACCAGTTAGTCCGTCGGCTGGATTTACAATTTGCGGAGTTTCGCCTGCTCGACCTACAAGGTACGTATCAGGGAAAACTCCTTTTTGCACAGCTATAACTTCAAGAGCCATTAACCGAGCTTGCATTTGGTACATTCCTAAAATGCCATCAAATTGACCTTGTGCATTGTCAAGACTTATACGTTGTGCACAAACAACTGGCACTTGCCCAAGAGGGTTAGCTGTTCGTTCAAGCTCTATTACTATTCCTGCGTTTTCTTCGTCTGGGCGAGAAAACATAGTTGTAGGTATTGGTGCTCTGCTACCAATTAAAACTTGTTCTTCATTATCAATGTATTCAATAAGCTCAATACCTTGGTCTAAATCAGCTTTTCCTTCTGCCGCAAATCTACGAGCAGCTTCTGGGTATTGCTGTTTGCACCAAGCAAGTGATCTTTCGTATGCAAAAATAATATCTCGTGGACGTAAATCATCTACGCCTAACATTTGTGCAGGGTATGCAGTCAATGGGTCACGTAAATGCCATTCTGGACATCCAAGTTTTGCGTTAAATCGTAATTGAGCGCAAGTTGTAGCGTAACCAATCAAATGACGTGCACGCTTTGACAACTGCAAATCCATTCGGCTGTTTTCCCACCAACCAAAAAGGGCTCGCCGTCTTATTGATGCGTTATCTCTAGCACGTTTCGTTCGTGTGTCTGTAGGAGGACAAAAAATATCTGGGCTTGTTGAAGCTATACGCATAGCTGTTTGGTCAAGCCCTTGCGCTAAAAGATTAGCAACCGCTGATTGTTCGTCAGAATTTAATTCTGGTAGCGGTACGATAACATCCCCGTTATAATAATCTCGCAACTCACGCATCCGGCCTTTAGCGCTGTCGTTGACACGAGATCGTGCACTGTATATTGCCATGATCTCATCAATTGATTTCACTTTTACCTCACCGCTAATTGCGTTATGCGGAAATCCATGATGGCCGCCATTGTTTGTTGTTTACTATAGTCGGAGTATAGAGTTTTTCTAAATTATGCTCTAGAAACCATTGTGCCATAACACAGTCGTCTGTTCGGGCACCCGTCCCTTCAGCGTTCCATCTTGTTACTTCGTTGACCAAAAGTAACGAGTGAGGTCTTGCTTCAGTGTTCTGTTTACCGGGCAAACGCACTCGGCCAACACGCCATAACGGAGCGAGCATTTGCACCCCGTACTTGGGGTCGCCTTTGTTTTTAGAATGCGTGTAATGCGGGATAAGTTGGACATTGCGTAGTGCCGCCCAACGTCGAAAATGATCGTATTGGAGTATGAACTTTTGGGCAGCGTTCGCTTCGATTACCCAATGTGTAATTGGGTGACCAATCTCGTTGCTAATTTGCCACCATTCTTCGGCTACGCCAGTGAATGTTTGATGTTCATGGTTCCAATCCAAAAAGGACGGTGCATCCATCTTACGCCGATATGACTCTAAAAGATAACGAAACTCTGTTTCAGGATTGTAAGCCCAGCATTGAATAGCCCAATAATTTGCTGGAGAAGGATCTGCGGTAGCTATAACAAACATTTCGCCACCAACATTTGCAGGTAATTCCCACAAATCTCGATCGTTGTCCCAACAACCGGGGTGATGTACCCCATCTTGTCCATCTCCACCTGATACCCATAATGGGTCAACTAAAACGTTGGCAGGGTTTACATCCGATTGCTGGTACAAGACCTCAAATCGGTCAGGAGTTTGTGCCTTAATGTGACGTAATCGTCGCCATGGGAGCCGTCGTGGGTATAGTAAACATCCTTCGGGCCAAGGTTTCCCACCGGGCTTGTGTTGTTCAGTATCGTGTGAACACAATTCGTCATAATGTGCTTGATATTTGAGGTGATGGTATTTGCGCCATTCCTCTGGTGCGTCTTCAGTATCAAATTCATCCAATTCGTAATCATCTGGGGGTGCAACTTTGTCTAACGCATACCTGTAGATGTCATCTGCTGACATGCGTTGTCCCTGTAAAACCAGCAAACCGCCGGGTTCTAGTCGGGTTTCTGCCACTTCATCCCACCAACGACGCATATCTTCCCGTGCTTCTGCGGAACGCATTTTGCGTGGGTCGTACACGTCGTCCCATATGACTAAATCGAAACGGCCACCAAGAAAACCAGAGTCCATTCCGAAAGCTGACCATGTGGGTTCTTTTTGGCTTAACGGAGTGTCATCCTTTTGTAGCACAGTAAATGCTTCAGCGCGCCATATTTCAGAAGAATCTGGTTTAAACATCCCAAAATCTTCTTGCAGCGTAGCTTCAGCGTCAACCGCCAAATTTAAACGAACATCGTTTAATTCGGCTCTAACTGGATGCGCTCGATCTAACTCGGCACGCAACCTGCGGCAATACCATTCAGCTAAACGCTGCGTAGAAGACCCGATCATCCCACGGATGGCCCGATTCCGCACAGTTGCCCATGCAGGTAGTACTTTAGCAAAAAACGTAGATTTTCCTGTCCCCGGAGGAGCATTAATAACTACATATTCTTCGAACTCGGTTTCGAGGAGACCCATGATCCGTTCGGTTGCTTCAATCTGCCATGGTTGTAAAATAATGCCGAAATACCTTTTGGCAAAGACTTCGATATTGTCGTAAGCAGCCTGCGCTTCAGGACAAAGGTCATCATGTCCGGGTACCTCTGGTTGAATTGTTTTGCCCAGAGCTTCTTGGGCGGCGATGAAATTTCTCGGAGCTTTGCCATTTTCTGCGTCTCGGCAAGCGTGGTAAGAGAGCCCTACTTCTTTTGAAGCTGCATACAAAGATTTCCCTTGACGGCGGAACGCTAGATAATCCGCCCATTTTTCTACAGTTGTCGCTTTACCAGATGGCATATTGCCCCCTTATTGGCAAGAATCACAAATATCAGGATTTTCTAAATCGCATTCAATTACTTCGTCGTCATCAAACGGGTCAACAAGAACTGCATCTAAACGTTCACCAAGTAATTCAGGGTGTTGTTCAAATACTTCCATAAGTGTCAATGGTTCCATTAACGGTCCTTCAAAATCTTCATCTATGGGGTGTGCATAATCGAAACAAAAACAATCATCAGCACAATGTGGACAATTATTACAAGAGCAGTCGTAATGGTAAAAATGGCAAACGCATTCTTCCCCTTCACAGTCGCAACCGTAAATAGTCACTAGTTACCACTTTGTTTTGTTTGCCCAATATGCGGCAGACATCTTCCCCTTGCTTATGTTTTTTGCGTGACGAGCTTTAAA